TACCGCGAAGAAGATTCTCTCCGTAAAAAAATTAGTTATTTTACTCACTACAAGTTTTTGCCCGGATTTGGCTTTTACGGTCTCGGTCTGATACACACTATTGGCGGATTGTCAAGAACAGCTACTTCGGCCCTTCGACAGTTGATTGATGCAGGTACGCTCTCTAATCTTCCGGCAGGTTTCAAGGCCCGCGGACTACGGATCAGGGACGACGACGAACCGTTACAACCCGGTGAGTTCCGAGATGTGGACGCCCCCGGCGGCGCTATTCGCGACAGCTTAATGCCTTTACCCTTTAAGGGACCTGACCAAACATTGTTCCAGCTTCTTGGGTTTGTGGTAGATGCGGCACAACGTTTTGCCACGATTACTGATCTTAAAGTAGGTGACGGTAACCAAGGTGCTGCGGTTGGGACAACCATGGCTATGATGGAGCAGGGCGCACGAGTAATGAGCGCGGTCCATAAGCGTTTGCATTACGCTATGCGTCAGGAATTTAAAATTCTTGCAAGAGTAATGTCAGAGAGTTTGCCGCAGGAGTACCCCTATTCGGTTCCGGGCGGCGATGAAACTATCATGCAGGCCGATTTTAATGATCGTGTAGACATTATTCCGGTCAGTAACCCTAATGTCTTTAGCCAAGCGCAACGTATTATGCTTGCACAGACTAAAATGCAGCTCGCGGTCCAAGCGCCAGAAATACATAACATTCACGAAGTTTACCGTGATATGTACGAAGCTTTGGGCGTGACTGACGTAGACCGTATAATGAAGTCGGTGCCGGTGGAAGAGCCTGTTCCTATAGACCCCGCACAAGAAAACATCAACGCGTTAGACATGTTGCCATTAAAGGCCTTTGAAGGTCAGGACCATGAGGCTCATATTAAAGCCCACCTAGTTTTTGGGTCAAGTCCGATGGTTGCCAGCTTACCGCCAGTGGCTATGACGCTGCAAAAGCATATTATGGAACATGTACAAATTGCAGCTCGTGAACAAGCAGCCGTTGCTTACTTGCAACAGGTCCAACAATCAGGTGGTCAACCTGCGGACGAAGTGCAGATGCTTGAAGTAGAGCGTATGACCGCGCAGTTTATTGCGGAAGGCCTGCAATCTGCGAAAGCCTTGTCTGGCGAAATGTCTGGTGAGGGTGCCCCTGATCCTCTAATAGAATTGAAGCAACAAGAGATTCAGGCTAAGGCTGAAGACGCCGCTGCCGACAACCAGATAGACCAAGCCAAGCTCCAATTAGACGCACAGAACCAAGAAATGCGGGCTGATCAATTCGGTGAACGTATTGCCGCTCAAGAACGTCAAACAGACGCTCGTATACAGGCGGCAATGGACAGAGAACTTGTTAAACAAATGGACAGAGGAGATTCCTAATGAAAGGTAGAAAAGTAAAAGTAAACGGGTCTGCACCTAGCAATTCCCCCAAGGCTGTCGGTTATGCCGAGATTAAAGGCCAAGGCCGTATCCCTTATGGTAAAACAGCCCCCGCTCCTGTGGCAGGCGGTCTTACTGATTTTTCTCCAGCCTCACGTAAAGTAAAGACACGTGGAACAGGGGCTGCAAAACAGGGTTTGACCCACTTAGGTTACTAAGAGGTTCCGTAATATGGCTTTTACATTATCAAACCGCAGTCTAGGCAAGCTGGAAGGCGTTCACCCTCTGCTGGTCGCCGTTGTTAAAACGGCGGTGCAGAATACAAGAATCGATTTCGGTGTCATCTATGGCGTCAGGACTTTAGAAGAACAGCAAGAACTGTTCGACAAAGGCGTGTCCAAAACTATGAAGAGTAACCACTTAATCCAAGACGATGGTTATTCACATGCCGTGGACCTTATGGCTTATGTTGGCTCGCGCCCCTCGTGGGAAGTTTCTTTGTACGACGATTTGGCGGACGCCATGAAAATAGCAGCTAAAAAACACGGTGCTCATGTTCGTTGGGGAGGAGCGTGGACGGTGGATGATATACGCCTCTGGGAAGGCACAATGGAAGAAGCCATGAACAGCTACATTGACCTGCGACGCTCTCAGGGGCGACGTCCGTTCTTTGACGGTCCTCACTTTGAGCTGCGATCTCTCGCATAAGTTTTTATTTTATCCTAGCACCTCCCATAATCGTGTGATACGATTATATCAGAAAATGTTTGATTATATGCGAGGGGTAGATGGACGAAATTTACGTGGCCGAGGCTGTCTTTAAGATATTGAGAGACAGACGGCAAGCTATAGTGGATCTGATGCTCTACGGAAACATCAAATCTATGGAACAATATCGAGAGTTTATGGGAAATTTAGATGCCCTAACTCTCGTGGAACAGGAACTAAAAAGCCTGCTGGATAAACAAGAGCAATCCTTATGATTAGCGAAGATAAAAAAGCTCCAAAGGTGTTCTTTACGAAAACCGCTAAAGACCCTGCTAAAGACAAGATCGCCGCAAAAAAAGCAGCAGAAGCCGCAAAGAAAGTGGAGGCGAAAGCCCAAAGTCTTGCTGATGCTTACGTGGAAAAACCACGCCTTAATCCCGAAGCCATCGGGAAAACTCTCTTAGATCGGATGCCTAACCCTACGGGCTGGCGGATTTTAATATTACCTTACCAAGGTAAGGATAAATCCGCAGGTGGTATTTTTCTTCCCACTAACACGGCGGAAAAAAATCAAATCTCTACCCAAGTTGGTTACGTTCTTAAAGTAGGCCCTTTGGCCTACCAAGACAAACTAAAATTCCCTACTGGACCTTGGTGTGAAGAAAAGCAGTGGGTGATGTTTGCCCGTTATGCTGGTTCACGCTTCCAGATAGACGGGGGAGAAGTCCGAATTTTGAACGACGATGAAATACTGTCTACTATTTTAGATCCAGAAGACATCCATCAATTAAATTAAGGGTATACAAATGGCCAAGAATAAACGGAAAGAGGACGAGTCGGTAGAATTAGACGTAGAGGACTCTGTAGTAGAAGTAGAAGTAGACGTAGAAGCGGAAGCGGAAGCGGAAGACATACATCAAACAGAGATGGTGTTAGAGGAAGACGAAGGATCTAACGATCAGTTTTCTAAAGCAGAAACGTCCACCCAAAAGCGTATTAGCCGCCTTACTAAAAAAATGCGTGAAGCAGAGCGGCGTGAAGCAGAAGCTCTAAAGTATGCACAAGCTGTTCAAGGTGAATCAAATAACTTAAAGCAACGGATGTCTAACTTAGACACTAATTACGTTGCTGAGTACACCAGTCGCGTTAACACTGAAATCTCTCAAGCTGAAGCGGCTCTGACTAGAGCCATTGAGGTAGGGGACAGCAAAGCAACGGTCGAGGCTCAACGGCAACTTACTTCTCTGGCTATTCAACAAGATCGCGCTAGTCAGGCGAAAATGGCCTCTGAGCGTCAGCAGCAACAAGCGGCTGCCGCCCAAGAGCACCAAGCTCGTCAGCCAATGCCTGCACAACAACCTAAAAGACCTGACCCTAAAGCAGAGTCTTGGGCCCAGCGCAACAGTTGGTTTGGGGCAGACGAGGCCATGACGTATGCAGCTTTTGGTATACACAAAAGGCTGATAGAAGAGGAAGGGTTTGACCCGAACGGGGAAGACTACTATACTGAGCTAGATCGTCGAATTTCTGACAAGTTTGGAAACGGCGCAAATAGCTCCAATAGACGACCCGCTCAGACAGTCGTTGGAGCTTCAAGAACACCGTCTGGACGCAATAGTGGAAGAAAGGTCCGACTCACCCCGAGCCAAGTCGCAATAGCGAAAAAATTGGGTGTGCCGCTTGAAGAATATGCGAAATACGTGAAGGAGTAAAAGGCAATGACTGAACAAAATGACCAAAAAGGTAGTTCGGCTATGAACCGTACTTCTCGCGCTAACCAAACTAGGGAGAAACAGGCTGTTCGTAAGCCTTGGGCTCCACCGTCTATGCTAGACGCACCGCCTGCCCCTGATGGCTTTAAGCATCGTTGGATTCGCGCTGAAACGCGTGGGTTTGATGATACAAAAAACATCAGTGCTAAATTAAGGGAAGGTTATGAGCTGGTCCGAAAGGACGAGTATCCTGACTTTGAAAGCCCTACGATTGAAACAGGTAAATTTGAAGGTGTGTTTGGAGTTGGCGGATTGCTACTCGCTCGGATTCCGGACGAAACTGTAGCCGAAAGGACTGACTACTTCGCAGGGCGAAGTAAAGACCAGATGGATGCGGTGGACCACGACATGATGAGAGAGAATGCACATTCATCGATGACGATCAGTAAACCTGACCGTCAATCTCGTGTAACTTTTGGTGGCTCACGAAAATAAAATGGGCTGCCCCTTTAGGAGAGTACTAAAATGGCTAATCAAAACACTGCCTATGGTCTCCGTCCTATCGGGTTAGTTGGCAGCGCTGTTAATTCTACTGGAGTAACTCAGTACGAAATCGCTTCCGACAATACCAATGCTATTTATCAGTATGGTCTTTGTGTTCCGCTCGCTGCGGGCGTAATTGACCAAGCTGGTGCTACAAACGGGGGAACAACCCCGGCACTTGGTGTCCTGATGGGCGTAGAATACGTTGATTCGGTTTCTAAGAAACCAACCTTCCTTAGTTACTGGCCCGGTTCCGGTTCTGTAAGCGTGGATACTAACCATCCTGTAAAAGCTTTCGTCGCCGACAACCCAAACCAGTTGTTTAAAGTAGCGTCTGACGCAACACTAACTGACCGTGCTACTGCACAGGCAGCCGTGTTCTCAAATGCTTCCTTGGGAACTTCAGCACGTACTGGTACGTCTGTAGGGAACTCAAACTCCGCCTTGGGCGTTTCAACAATTGCAACTACGGCTACTTTGCCGTTGCGTATTGTTGGCATTCAGGACGACGCAGGTAACTCCGACTATTCAGCCGCAGGTATCCCGCTAATCGTTCGTATTGTCGCTCATTACAATTCAAACACAAGCCGCTTCGATTCGCAGACTACCGCGACCTCGACTGGTCTTTAAGGAGGATTAAGATATGGCTATTTCACGCGCACAATTAGCGAAAGAGCTTGAACCCGGTCTTAACGCCTTGTTTGGACTTGAATATGATCGTTACGAAAACGAGCATTCTGAAATCTTTGATGAAGAGTCTTCGGACAGAGCATTTGAAGAAGAAGTAATGCTTGGTGGTTTCTCTACAGCACCTGTTAAGAATGAAGGTTCAAACGTCACTTTTGACGATGCTCAAGAGACTTATACCGCTCGTTACACTCACGAAACCATTGCGTTAGCTTTCTCAATTACTGAGGAAGCAGTAGAAGACAATCTTTATGATCGTCTTGCATCGCGCTACACCAAAGCACTGGCCCGCTCTATGGCCCAGACAAAGCAAATCAAAGCAGCCTCTATCCTGAACAATGCGTTCTCGACAGGTGCTGATGCGGTTGGCGATGGTGCAGCACTTTGTTCCGCATCTCACCCGTCTCTTTCTGGCAACCAAACCAACGTCTTGGCTACAGCAGCCGATCTTAACGAAACGTCGTTGGAGCAAATGTTGATTGATATTGCTGGGTTGACAGACGAGCGTGGTCTAAAGATCGCGGTTCGCGGCATAAAGCTTATTATACCTAAAGAGCTTCAGTTCATCGCAGAGCGAGTTATTAACTCGAACCTGAGATCGGGCACTGCGGATAACGACCTTAACGCAAATAAGTCTATGGGAATGCTTCCAGACGGGGCGGTGGTAAACCACTTCCTCACTGACACAGATGCTTTCTTCATTAAGACTGATGCACCTAACGGCTTCAAATACTTCAACCGTTCAGCCATTAAAACGGCGATGGAAGGCGACTTTGATACCGGC